TTTTTGCCTTTTGTTGGGGGGGTTTTTGCCTTTTGTTGGGGGGGTTTTTGCCTTTTGTTGGGGGGGTATTTGCCTTTCCGCTCTCCGAGCGGTCCGGATATGCATTGCATGAGCATTGGATAGAATTCGAAGGGGCTACCGAAGGGGCTACCGAAGGGGCTACCGAAGGGGCTACCGAAGGGGCTTATTCCCTGCCGGTCATTTTTGGGGTTTGGTGGACACTCACCCCCGCGCGTTGTTTATTGTTTTCTTATCTACATCTAAGTCTAATCTATTCTAAATCTATTCTCTTCTCCTTCTCTTCTAACGGCGTTCGTCTGAAAAGTTATGGAATTTTCCAGAATAAGACTTTCTTGATGGTGGCGGGGGGCCTGGAAAAAAGCGCAAAAAAGATCTTGACACGCTTTTAGGTTGTCCTTATGATGCCAACAAGACCAGCAATACCACAGAAGGGAAAAATACGGATATGAAAACTCAAGACATTTCACAAATTGGGGTTATCCTCAAGCGGAGACGCCGTGAGATCAGAAAGACCCAAGATGAGATTGCCGCCGAGTCCGGGTTGAGCCAGCGGGCGATTATGTCTGCGGAACTCTGGTTCCCCGGTTGTTCTACTCAGGCCCCCACGCTTCGGACAGTGGACGCCATTTCGCGGGCGCTGGACAGGTTTGGTGCCCCAAGCATGGAAATCCCGCCAGAGGGTTGACACAGAATGGAACGGCAAGACAATGGCTAACTGGGCACGGCTTTATGAGAACATCCTTGACGGTGACAACATGATGACCGCTTTCGAGCAGTCGGAATATGTCTGCCCCGCGCTTCTTTGGGTTATCACCCGGGCAGCGAGTGCGGAATCGGACACCTTCAACGCCTCAAGGTCACGGTTGCGATCAGCCGCGCGTCGATTTTGCCTCACTGAAGATAAACTGGAAAGCGGATTTGCTGCCCTTGCCAGTATCGGCTTTATCGAGCGAGACGGTGATATGGTCACAATTCAGAACTGGCGAAAATTTCAGAGTGATTATCTTGTGAAGAAACAGCGGAAAAAAGAGGCAGAAAAGTCAGCACCCCCCTCCGGGCTTAAGGCTCCCACCAAACCGGTTGTATCCGGCGAAGATCAACCTCCCACCGAGCGCGATGCCGGGCGTGAACCGCCCGCCTTAGATGACCTGAAACAGCCGGGCCCAGAGGGGATTAAAACCAAGGCGAAATCAAAGACCAAGGCCCTACCCGAAGAGGCCACTGAGATAGTGGCGCTCTGGAAGGCGTTCCTTTCACGCCACAAGGCGGCTCTGAGCCGGACGGATGCCTCTTTCGCACAAGGGGCCAAGAATCTGGTCAAGTGCCACAGTGAGGCCGGGATAGAGTGGGCGACCCTCAAACGGTGCGCCGAGCGATATCTTGCCGAGGTCGAATCTGACCGGCGCTTCGGGTTTGTCTATTCCTTCGGCAACTTCTACGGCCGGGATGCCCACTACGAAGCATACCTGGCGGACGACTGGACGGTGCCAGCGCCACAAAAGAGCGTAGGGCAAATCCACGAAATACCGTCGATCTCTGCGAAGTGGGAAAAGGAAGAGCCGGACGATAATTCCGACTTCGAAGAACTATTAGCAGACATGAAAGCACGAAAGGCGGAAAATGATGGCTTCAATTATTGATTTAGACGAATTTGTGGACGATGACCGGACCCCGCAGGATATTGAGCCGGTGCTAATCGACTCCGGGATCGAGCCCCGATACGTCAAGGGCTTCGCCATGATCGAAGAGCGCACCCCCGTGATAGCCAAGGCCAAGGCCGGGGCGCTTTCCTTCGCCGAAACATTCAACCCGAAAGAAACATCATGGGGGCTTCGTCTGTCTGGCCCGACCGGAATTGGGAAAACCCTTTTTGCCTCAGCGATTGCCAGATCCATCACAGAGCGCACCGGGGCCAGCCTGATATTCTGGAAAGTTCCATCCCTGTTTGAGACCATGAAGGGACGATTTGGCGCGCCGTGGGGTGAGCCTCAACCTGGCGAACTGGTAGACGAATGCGTGGAGGCCTCCGTGTTGGTGTTGGATGATGTCGGCGCGGCAAACGTCTCGCAATGGGTCCACGATATGCTGTATGCCATCATTGACCGGCGATACTCTCAACTCAAGGCGATCATCGTGACCTCGAACCTATCCGACGCCGATCTGGAAAAGGCCCTCGGGGAACGGACAGCAAGCCGCCTGTTCGATATGACCCGTCGCTTCGCCCTAACCAACGACTCACAGCGGACCCCGGCAAGGCCGAAAAAAAGCCAAAAATAAACCTTGCATTCTGTATTGCATCTGTACTACTGTAGATTATCGGGCATAGAAAAGCCCACACCACCAGAAAGGCCCACGACATGCACACACAGAAGACAATCACCGTTGACGAAATCATGGCCCTCAAGCCGTGCAGGTCTTACCCGCGAGCCCACATCGAAGAGATGGTCGGCTCCCAGCCGATAACCGCTGAGGCCGTGCGGCTTTACCGTGACCTTTCCCCCATGAACAAAATATGGCTTCTGTCACAATGGCCGGGCCTGGACGAAATGGAACTGCGCTTGCTGGCTATCCGCTGGGCGGATCGTATCGTGAAGGACAGAGCCCCTGATGCTGGCAACCGACTTGCGGTCTACTGGATAACAGAAGCCGAAAGGTACACTCAAGGAGAGATTAGCGCACACTCGGCCCACGTGATATATTGCTCAACATGTAGGATAAGTGGAATCCAATATCTTTCGGCATGGGCGAGAATCGCGCTGGAATGCACGTGCCCCGGCGCATCGTGGCCGGTCGTATTCTACATCGCCGAACTGGCCGAAGAGGCTTACGGCGAACCCGTCCTTGACCAAATGATTGAGGATCTCACAACCATGATCGAAGACGACGCCGCCCCTGAGGATCTCCCCGAGTGCCGGTTTGACTACTCCAAAGAAGATAAGGACAACGGATAATGAAACGAAGAAACCACGCCAAGCGCAGATGGTTTTTGAGAGACTATCCGCACCCCAAACAACAGTGCATCTTAAACCGATATCTCCGCCGACTATGGCTGAAGGACCAGAACCACATCATCACGGGCATCCACCGCATGAGTTTTGATATGACCAGCGATATCTTAACGCATGCTGGCATCACGGAGTTGTGCGTCCATATGCCTGATTCAAAAGGAGACAACGATTGATGGCCCCGACCGACTACGCAACATTTCTTGAAACACGGCGCAACCTGTCAGACTCCCACGGCTTTGAGCCGATATGGATGAGTGACCAGTTATTTGACTTCCAGAAGGCGCTCGTTGACTGGGCGATTCGGAAGGGACGCGCGGCCTTATTCTGTGATTGTGGTCTTGGAAAAACACCTATGCAGTTAGTCTGGGCTGAAAACGTGGTTCGCAAGACAAACAAGCCGGTCCTGATTCTGACCCCGCTGGCAGTATCCGCCCAGACAGAGCGTGAGGCGGCGAAGTTCGGGATTGAGGCATCGGTTTCCCGTGAGGGTGCCGTCGCAAAAAACATCACGATCACCAACTACGAACGCCTCCACTATTTCAACTGGCAGGATTTCGGCGGCGTGGTCTGCGATGAATCCAGCATCCTGAAGTCTTTCAGCGGTTCTACCCGGAAACACATCACGCGCTTTATGTCCAAGATCGCATACCGGCTTCTCTGCACAGCGACCGCAGCACCGAACGATTACGTTGAACTCGGCACAAGCAGTGAGGCCCTCGGTGAACTCTCATACTCTGAGATGCTCAAGCGGTTTTTCTGCTATCGGGATGACAAGGCACAAAAGAAAGATCAGCGCCTCCAAGACGAAGCCGAAACGATTATTGAGGGCGGGCAAAACTACTATCGAAAACTTTCTTTCCGCGTGTCGCAAAGTATCGGACAATGGCGGCTCAAGCACCACGCAATCGAACCGTTCTGGCAGTGGGCCGCATCTTGGGCCAAGGCTTGCCGGATGCCCTCTGACCTCGGCTTCAATAACGGCCGCTTCCTCTTGCCCCCGCTGAATGAGCATGACCATATCATCGAACCCACAACACCCCCGGATGGGTTGCTTTTCAATCTCCCCGCTTTCGGGCTGGCTGAAGAGCGCATCGAACGGAAGCGCACCCTGCAACAGCGCTGTGAATATGCAGCAAACCTTGTCGATCATGACCGCTCTGCGGTGGTTTGGTGCCACATGAACGCCGAAGGGGATACACTGGAACAGATGATCCCTGACGGGGCCCAGATAGCAGGGCGCACCCCGGATGAACGGAAGGTCGAACTCTATGATGCGTTCCTAAGCGGGGAATTGCGGACCCTCATTATCAAGCCGAAAATCGGAGCATGGGGTCTCAACTGGCAACACTGTAACCACGTCATTTCCTTTGCCTCTCACTCCTATGAGCAATACTATCAGAGCGTCCGGCGCTGTTGGCGCTTTGGGCAGGAGAGGCCGGTTGACCTGGACGTAATTGCCACCACCGGAGAGGTCCGGGTTTTGAATAATATGCGAAGCAAGGCACACCGCGCCGATGCTATGTTCACCGCTTTAATTGCACAGATGAATCACGCCGTAACGATTGAGAGAACGAATCTCTACACCAACCATGAGGAGATACCGAAATGGCTGTAAAAGATCAGCACGTCACAGACCAGTACGCTGCATATTGCGGGGATTGCATCGAAGTCATGAAGTCCATGCCGGATGAATCGGTTCACATGGTTTTGTACTCCCCCCCCTTCGCAGGACTCTATCAGTATTCAAGCGATGACAGAGACCTTTCCAACAGCATCGACAAAGATGAGTTCTTTGAGCATTACGCCTTTTGCATTGCGGAGACTTCCCGCTTGCTCATGCCGGGGCGAATCAGCGCCGTGCATTGCATGGACATCCCCTTGAGTAACTCCGGGTGCGATGCGATCTTTGACCTTCCGGGGCGAATCATTGCAGAGCATGAGGCGCAAGGGTTCGTCTACGGTGGCCGCCGTGTTATCTGGAAGGAACCGCTCATGGTTCGCAACCGCACGATGATGAAATCATTGCATCACAAAACGCTCTGTGAGGACTCCACGCGGGTCAGCATTGCCAATGCCGACTACCTTCTCATGTTTCGCCGGAAGGGTGACAATCAGGTTCCTGTGACTCATGATGTGGGGCTTATGGAGTACGCCGGTGAGCGCAAAATGCCGGGTGATATTCTCCGCTACCGGGGCATGGAGGGCGACCAGAAACTCAACCGCTTCTCACAATGGATCTGGCGGCAGTATGCAAGTTCTGTTTGGGATGACATTCGCATCGACCACGTTCTCCCACATCGGGAAGCCGGAGATCCTGAGGACGAGAAACACGTTCACCCGCTCCAACTGGACGTGATAGATCGGTCCGTTGTTATGTGGTCGAACCCTGGTGAGATCGTCTTGACGCCTTTCATGGGCGTGGGCTCTGAGGTTTACGGCGCGGTGGTGAACGGGCGCAAGGGCGTCGGGATCGAACTCAAGGCGTCTTACTACCGGCAAGCCGTGGCGAACCTCGAAGCGGCGGCGACCGCCGAAACCGAAGGCCAATCGGAGATGTTCTGAAAGGTGAATGGATATGATATTATTCTCAGGTGCATACACCATCGGATATTTCATCTGCCTATCCATAATGCTACCCGTGTTGGTGTTTGGGTATCTTATTCCCTTCTTTGCCGACACTGACGTTTGGGATATGCTGAGAGGACACTTTGGCTTTGCGATCCTGCTAATCGCCGGACAGATATTCTCGACCATCGCCGTTGCAATTATGGTCTCGGTCTTCTGGCCCATTGTCATCCCGTCGGTGGTTATCGGCTTGGGGATCGCACTTGGAAACCGTCTTTGAAAGGTGAATCGATATGGAACCGACCACGCCTCACCTCCGCTCAACGACTTGGTGCGATCTGCTCGCCTTGGATTACGATCCCAGCAAGGCGGGCGGGTCGGCGGCGCACGGATACATCGAGCAACAGGCGGCGAAGGTTCTGGCGGCGCTTGCGGATGGCGGGCTGGCCGACGTAGAGCACGGGGCTGAGATGCTGGCCTATCTTCAGTGCCGACCGTTTCCGTTTCTGATATGCCGGAAGATCCTGCGGAAGTTGAACCCGCCCAGCGTGGCGGTTGTCGAGAAGCGTGAGGCGTGGCTGACCTACAAATGGGACGCCGACCCTTGCAGACCGAAGGCGGTTTCCGTATCCAGCGGGCCGATGCCGATGTCTTGGGCCGTCGCTGAGGACCGGGCCTTGCACATCCTGGGCGAAGATCCAGACACGTTGCCGGAAGTCACGAAACCAGCACAAGCGGCGCACGACGCCGATGCCATACCATTCTGAGAAAGGGACCACGAATGTTTAACTTGTCACAAAGGAAGAGCATCGCAGCAACCGTCGCAAAGGCCGTCAGCCACAAGCAACAGAACGCGCGGCTTCATTGCTTCGCCGAATTTGTCGGGATCGAAATCAGAACGCTCTGCAAGGTTCTCGACGCCATGCCGGTCCGCAATATCGTTTATGAGAAGATCCGCAAGGCGTTGGGCCTTGGGACGGTTTGGCATCTGGTGTGGGCAGAAGCCGAGAAAGATTCCTTGGCGGCGTGTTGGGGCAATCTGCGAAAAATGTGGCTGGAATTCTGGTTTGGCATCATGCCGGAAATCGGGAAGAAGATGTTAGAAAAACCACATGCTAAGTCAGATGAGCCCATCCCGGAACAGGCTCCGACGATTCTGGTCCGAGACGATGGGACGCAGGTCTCATTATGCTGTTGGGCGTACAAGGGTCTGGGGTGCTGGATTGAAGAGCCGAATGGCAAGTGCGTAAAGAAGTATGGCTTCGTTGAAACGGATAATGATACGTGTGACAAGACCATTGAGGATTGCAAGCGGCACCGCAATTATGAGAGGTATGCGGGTTTGCCATATCAAACAGGCGGCTGGCCGTTCTGACAAATGCTGACCCCCCTGGTCGAAACCAGAGGGGCCATCACACCAACACAGAAGAAAGGTTGAAGACGGGCCACGACACCCGAAGTCATATTGTCAAACGCTCAGGGTCAGCAAGTCAAGAAAAAAGATGAAAAAACATTTGACGCGGGTATTGCGTATGTATTACAGTAGACAATAGTCAAGCAACGCACACACCACACGAAGGAGAAAGACCGATGGCAGAAACAGTGAACACGGCAACACCTGAAGCCCTTACTCAAAAGGCGCTGGCGATCCCGGAACAGGCCCAACAGATTCAGGTCCGAGACGATGGGACTTACATCCTGGCGGCTGATTTCCTGAAGGCGATCAAGGGCTTGCGGAAACAGGTCAAAGACGTTTTCGGGCCGCTCAAGGCGAAGGCGCATGATTCGTGGAAAGCGATTGTCGCCGAAGAGAAGAAAGCAGACGGGCCGCTTGAGGAGGCGACCAATATCGTCAAGCGACAGATGGCTGACTGGGAGTTCCAGCAAGAACAAGCGCGGGCTCGTGAACAGCGCCGCCTTGAGGCTGAAGCCAAGGCGGCGGCTGAGGAGGAACGGTTGCGCGTGGCTGTTGAACTGGAAGACGCAGGCCGGACGGAAGAGGCTGAAGCCGTGGTAGTCGCCCCGGTTATCCCGCATCAGGCCGCGCTTCCCAAAGCAACCCCCGCAGTCACAGGAATCAGTCACCGCACGATCTGGCGCTTTCGGATTACCAACGCGGCGCTTCTTCCCCGTGAGTTTCTTATCCCGGATGACAAGGCCATCGGTGCGCTGGTTCGGGTCCGCAAGGGCGCGACGGTTATCCCCGGCGTGGAAGTCTATGACGAGCGCATCACGGTTGCCTGACACAGGTACACACCACGGCATAAGGAAGGAACCACGAAATGCCCGGACTGACACCAGAACAAATCGAAGCAAGACGCCACAGCATCGGCGCTTCGGACGTTGCCACCATCCTCGGGGTGAACCCTTGGGGAAAGGTCGGCGACCTGTGGCTTGAGAAGACCGGCGGCGTGGATCTGGCCGACGTGCGGAAAGAGACCAAGGCCACGCAATGGGGCAAGATTCTGGAAGACCCGATTCTGGATATGGCTGAGGTTGAACTTGGCTATGCCTTGCCGGATCGGCAAGTTGAGTTTCGGTTAGATTCCCTGCACCTTGTCGCGCACCTTGACGCTTGGGACAGTGCTGCGCTTCGACCTGTGGAAGCGAAGTCATCCGGCCTTGACGGCCACGGTAACCTGTGGGGGGAGGAGGGAACCGACGAGGTGCCTGAGCATGTCCTGATTCAGGTCCACGCCCAGATGATGGCCACCGGCTCAAGCGAAGCCTTGGTTGTCGCCTTGCTTGGCGGCTTCGGTGGGATCCGAATTGGGTTCTTTCCAGTCAAACGCAATGACGGACTGGTCAAGGTGATAACCGAAGCCTGCATCCGTTTCTGGCAGGCGGTCGAGTCTGGCGTCTGCCCCCCTGATGGCGACTTTTCGGCCCCGTACCTTCAGGCGCGAAAGCGGGAAACCGGATGGATTCGCACAGACTTGCCGGTTGAATTGCTTGACGATCTGCAAATCTGGGAACAGCATTACAAAAGCGCAGAGCAAGAGCGAGACCGCGCAAAGGCCAAGGCCATCATTGCCCTGGGCGGCGCTGAGGGAGCCACGTTCGGCGATGGGCGGGCGCTTACGTACTACTCAGACAAACGCGGGCGGCGATCCTTAAGGGTGCGTCCGTTCGGGATATAGATCCACACCAAGAAAGCGAGACAGAACAATGGTAAAGCAATCAGAAACAGCAGTAACGCGCACCGAAGAGAAGATGCCCACAACCATCGGAGGGATGATGGACCACCCGCAAACACGCGCGGCACTGTCCAAAGTCATGCCGAAACATATGGACGCCGACCGATTCTTGAAGATGGCTATTTCGTCCTTCCGGCTGGTCCCGGCGTTGAAACAATGCAACACAGCATCCTTCTATTCCGCAATGATGGCTTGCGCTCAGTTAGGGCTCGAAATCAATACGCCCCTCGGCCACGCCTACCTGATCCCCTTCGGGAAAGAATGCACCCTCATCATCGGCTACAAAGGATTGCTTGACCTGATCTACCGGTCAGGCCGCGTGGCGTCTGTCACGCCCCGCCTGGTGCGCGAGAATGATGAGTTCTTCGTTGAGTACGGCACTGAAGAGCGGATTGTCCATCGTCCCAAG